AAAAAACTCTTGAAAATATTATAGGTTATTTTTCAGACCTTGAAGAATACGAAATGTGTGCAGAACTCGTTACATATAAAAAGAAACGAGGATGGGATAAAAAAAAAGGGGCATAAAGCCCCTTTCTTATTATATATAGTTAGACTATGCTTTAGCCCAATATCCGTATTCTAATATACAAGTAGCTGTATCAGCTTGTACTTCAAGCCCTACTGCCCCTTTAATAGGCATAAACGCAAACTCTCCTGGACTTAAATCTAAGAAAGCCACAGCTCCATCAGTTTTTACTGTGATAATATTTGTGCTATCTAAATTTTTTAAATATACATAAGTAATAGCTGAATCAGCTGTAGTTAAAATATTAGTTGGCCCTGTGTGTAATATACCAGCTCTAGCTAGATTTACTTGAGGGTTTGCAGTTGTTAGACTGTCTGTTACCGTAATGCTTAAAGCATCAGAAGTAGCGTCAGTACTTGTTAATGTTAATGTTGGTGTTAATGTTGCCATTTTTTATTTATTTTTTTTAGTTAATGATTATGATGTTGCTTCCATTGTTACTGCTGAACGAGCTATATTAAGAGCTAACGATTCGTCAACAATTAATTCTGCAAATCCTGGTTTAGCAGTTTTCAGTCTAATTCTAGTGTTAGTATCTGAGTCTTGATGAGCACTCATAATATTTTTAGCTCTTACAAACATAGAGTTAGATAAATCAGGAAAAGCAACCGCATTTCCATTTACATTTAATGAAATCGGGTCTAACCTTCCAGTATCAGAGCCAGCTATAGTATTACCAACATGCCCCACTAGAAACATTGCAAAAGCATCTGTTTCAAAATCCGCATTCAAATCACAAACTATGATGTCTACTGTATTAGAGTCTAATCCTGCGTAATTAATATTAGAAGTATCGTACCATATTGTCCATGGTGCAGTAGCATCTGCTGTAGCGTCATTTTTATACATCATAATAACTCTCTCAAGATTGAGAACGAAATTAGCTGCTGTAGTATAAGCAACTCCGTTTCTAGATGTTAAATCTACATTTACTAGATGAGATGAATCAGCAGCAATATTAGCTAAAGTATCATTCACTAAATATTTGATTGGTCTTCCACCATTTTGACCATCAGCATAAGTAACTATACTGTCTCCAGTGTCACCTGGTTCGTACACAGCACTTATAATGGACTCTGTGTTTAGTCCCATAGCTGTCGCAGTACCAAGAGCCTCTCCTCTCATCTCTTGTACTGTTAAAGATATTAAATTTCCCATTTTTTTTGTTTTTTGTTATTAATAGATTGATTGATTTGCAAATATACAAAATTTTCACTATATTTGCAAACATTATATCTAGTAAATGAATAAACCTATCTATTTGAACGAAAAGTCCAAAGGGAAGGTGGTAGAAGTCTCAGGATTAAAGATTAGCATTCCTAAAAAACCAAGCAAGGGTATCCTTGGTTACAGGAAGTCTAAAAAGAATCAGAAATGGGAAAGAACACCTCTTCCTGAAAACTGGGATATTCTAGATAATAAATCCAAATCAAAATTTATAGAGCAGGAATTTAACAGAAGAGAGCAAGGGGTATGGTTTTACAATAACGGAGAACCTACATACATTACAGGAGCTCACTACTATTATTTAAATTGGGGTAAAATAGATATAGGTTATCCAGATTATAGGGATAGAGATAGAAGGTTTTTTATATTTTGGGATGCTTGCGTAAAAGACGATAGATGTTTTGGAATGCAAATGATTAAACACAGGCGAGAAGGAGCATCATGGAAGGGCGCAAGTCTAGCTCTTTACTATGCAACATCTAATTATAATGCTCATGGAGGATTACTCTCTAAAACAGGAGCAGATGCAAAAGATTTATTTTTCAAAGTAGTAGACATGTTCAGGTCTTTACCTGACTTTTTTCAACCTATTATTGATGGTACGGATAATCCTAAATCTGTATTGTCTTTTAAAAAGCCAGGAGAACGTATTACTAAAACAAATAAAGTTGTAAAGAAATCAGAAGCTCTTAACTCAAAAATAGATTGGAGAAATACAAGAAACAACTCGTATGATTCTGCTAAATTAAAATACTTCATGTCTGATGAGGCAGGAAAATGGGAAGAAGCAGATGTTTGGAAGAATTGGCAAATTGTAAAACCTTGTCTAACTCAAGGTAGAAATGTAGTAGGGAAATGTTTCATGCCATCCACTGTAAATGAGATGACTAAAGGTGGTGGGCAGAATTATAAAAAAATATGGGACATGTCTGACCCTGACGATAGAGATTCTACAGGAAGAACACGTTCAGGGCTTTATAGATATTTTACCCCAGTATATGATGGGTTGGAAGGGTTTATAGATGAATATGGAATGTCTATGAAGAAAGAAGCTAAAGATTATACGGATGATGTGCGTAAAGGGTTACAACATGATACACGTGCTTTATCAGAAAATAAAAGACAGTATCCTTATACTCCAGATGAAGCGTTTAGGTCTGATTCAAAAAATTGTTTATTTGATACAGAATTACTATATCAACAAATAGAGTACTCGGAAGTTGTTAAAGAGAAAATGACTACATCAGGAAATTTTATATGGAGAAATAATGAGAAAGATACTGAAGTGGTGTGGATGCCTGATAGAAATGGGAAATGGTTGGTGTCATGGCTCCCTATTGCAGAAAGAAGGAATATAACATCCGTAAGAAAAAAAGGAACATTCCCAGGTAACGAGGCAACTATTGTTGCTGGATGTGACCCATATGACCATAGCACAACAACAGACGGAAGACGTTCAGATGCAGCTGCTTATATATTTAAAAAGTATGATATGACAGACCCTGATAACTCACATATATTTGTAGCAGAATATATTAATAGACCGCCTAAAGTAGAGGCATTTTATGAGGATATGTTAAAGCAATGTATTTTTTATAGCTGTCAAATATTAGTGGAAAACAACAGAGTGGGACTTATCAATTATTTTGAATTGAGAGGGTATGGTAATTACTTAATGGTAAGACCAGAAACTACTCATACTGCATCAAGTAGAAAACAAACAACAAAAGGAATACCAACATCAGGCCAGGTAGTAATCAATGCAATAGCAGATTCTATTCAAGCTTATATATATGATAATATAGGAATTAATCCAGCAACAGGTGAAATGGGGAAATGCTATTTTACTAAATTGCTAAATGACTGGCTTAATTTTGATATAGACAATAGAACTAAATATGATGCGTCTATGGCTTCAGGAATTACTTTGATTGCAGCACAGAAATTTGTTGCTCCAAAAGTAGAGAAAAAACCATTCATGCAATTTGTAAGAAAATATAATAATAACGGAAATTTATCAAAAGCGATTAACTAATGGAGAAAAATTTAAGCTATGCTACAGGGTATCCAAATCCTATGGCTTCAAAAGAAGAAAAAGAAAAATTAGAGTTTGGAATACAATATTTTAAAAAGATGTATGCTGATTGGAATGGAAATGATAATTCTCTTTTAAATGCAAAAAGTCAAAGATATGAGAGAACTAGAAGGTATTCAAGAGGATTGCAGTCTATAAATAAATATAAAAATTTAATTAACTCTAGTGGCGATACTTCGTATTTAAATTTAGATTGGACTGTTATTCCTATAATCCCAAAATTTGTAGATGTAATGGTTGGGAGTCTTACTAATCAAGATTATAAAGTTTTATGTAATGCTATAGACCCTATATCAACTCAGAAAAGACAAGATGATAAAATGGATATGGCTGTATCTATTATGACAAAGGATTTTGCGGAAAAGCTATCTGTAGCTTCAGGAATACCTATGGGGCCTTCTGCAGGTTCACCAGAAACAGATGAAGAGCTTGAATTGTACATGCAATTAAATTATAAGCAAGCAACTGAAATAGCTATGGAGGAGGGTATTGAGTTAGCCTTTACTATAAATAATTGGGATGAAATATCTAGAAGAATTATTAGAGATTTAATAGATATTAATATATCTGCAACAAAAACATTCTTAGATGCTAATGGTATAGGGATTAGATATGTAGACCCAAAATATTTAGTTACATCACATAGCACAAGTCCTGATTTTAAAGATTTATTACATGTTGGGGAAATAAGACAGATAACTATTCAAGAATTAAAAAGAATAGCTGGAACTCAATTTACAGAAGATGAGTATTATGATATGGCTAAAAACTATATAAGTAAAAACGGAAATCCAACATCATTAGCCGCATCATTATTAGGGAGTCATTTTGAATATGAAAAATTTACTATAGATATATTAGATGGTGAGTTTAAGTCTGTAGATGTTATGCATTATGAAAAGAAAAGTAATAGATATGGAGGGACAACAGTAAATAAGAAAAATAAAAATTACAAACCACCTACGAAATCAAAATATAATAGAAAACAAATAAAACCTCAAATAGAAACTTGGTATTCAGGTAAATGGGTTATAGGAACGGATTACTTATTTGATTATGGGTTGAAAGAGAATATGTTAAGACCTAAAAACAATTTAGCTAGGACTTTAGGGTCTTATACTATATATTCTCCAGACCATTCTATACTTGACACTAAATCTATGGTAGAGAGAATGATTCCTTTTGCAGACCAAATCCAACTTATCCACTTAAAGATGCAGCAATTAATTGCTAAGACTAGACCTAAAGGTATGGCTATAGAGGTTGGTTCTATTGAAGGAGTGTCTAAAGGAGAGGGAGGAACATTCACCCCGTTAGAGGTTCAGGATATATACGAACAAACAGGTAATTTATATTATCGTATGTTAGATGATTCTGGAGACCCATTACACGCAAGACCAATTCAAGAGTTATCAGGAGGTGCTGGGCAATATCTTCAGGAGTTAATGGCATCCTATAATTATAATTTAGAAAGGATTAGAGATGTTTCTGGTATTAATGAGGTTAGAGATGGTTCTGCTCCTTCAAATGATGCTTTAGTAGGAGTTCAAAAATTAGCTTTACTTGCTTCTAATAATGCAACAAGAGGATTAAACCACGCCTATACAACTATAATGGAAGGCGTGGCAAATAGAACAGCTTTAGCTTTACAAGACTTGGTAAAATATAAAGGAGCTTATAAAGGATATATTAATGCTATAGGAGAGACAAATATGAAAGTAGTTGATATAAGTAAAGATATTTCTCCTGTAGAAATGGGTATTAAAATAGAAGCGTTACCTGATGAAATAGAAACAGAATTATTAGAACAAAATATACAACAATCATTAGCACAAAAAGAATTGCGTTTAGAAGATGCTATAATGATTCGTAATGTGAAAAATGTTAAACTTGCTAATCAAATGCTTGTATTAAGACGCAAGAAATATATGAAAGAGCAGCAAGAGCAAGCAGCACAACAATCTCAGATGAATGCTGAAGCTCAACAACAAGCAGCTCAAGTTGCCGCACAAGTTGCAGCTCAAGCAGAACAAGTCAAAGTTGAAGGAGAAATGCAAGTGAAACAATTAGAGTTCCAATTAAAAGAACAATTTGCTCAATCAGAACATCAAAGACAGTTAGTAATTATTGAAAAGCAAGGAGATATAAAATTAGAGCATATACAAGAAGCAGAAGATGATTCTGACCTTGTAAGAGTTAAAAAATAATAACAGTTTGGATTTTAAATAAAAATTCATTATATTTGCAAATTAATTAAATTAAATTTACTATGGAAGATAACAAAGAAATAGCTGAGGCTTTAGGCTATAAGCTAGTAGATGATTCTGCACCTACAGAAGAAACTGTAACAACAGAAGAAGTTGTAAAAACAGAAGAGCCTACAAAAATAGAGGAGACTCCTACATCTGAGAAGACACAGGAGTCAACTGAACAATCGGATACAACAACTGATTCTTCAGAAGTTGCTCAGGAAGTAAAAACTGAAAGTCCTAGTTTTGAAGACCTATTGCTTGAGAAAAGTGGAGGTAAATTTAAAAGCTACGAAGATTTTGAAAAAGCTTTAACTGAAAAACCCCAAGAAACACAATCTGCAGACTTTGCTAGCGAACAGTTAGAAGTTTTAAATAGATATGTGAAAGATGGAGGTAAGTTAGAAGACTTTTTAAAAACACAAGTTGATTACGCTAACATGTCTGAAATGGATGTGATTAAAGCAGAAATGAAATTGAATGACCCTGATTTATCAGATTCAG